TCAGCTGCGACGGAGGTGGATGGTCGGGCCAGGGCGAGCGATGACCTCGGGGTTGTTGACGGCCCGCAGCTCCGGTGTCGTCTCCACGCTGATGACCGCGGCGACGTCGACGTCCTCGTCCTCGGGCGCGCGCGCGCCGGCGACGAGCCACTTCGGCCGGCCGGCCGCCGTCGACGACGGCTCCTGCCAGGTCTGGCCGCCGTCGAACGACGCCCGCCAGGTCTCGGCCGCGACCGCCGGCGTGGTCGACGGGCCGGGGTCGTAGTACTCCCGGCCGAAGGGGGACAGCTTCACGGGGACCTCCTGGAAGGTGACGGGACGGTGGTGCTCGTCGACGGCCACAGCTCGCTGACGCTCGAGCAGGCGTAGCGGCCGGGTGCGCTCGTCGAAGTCGACGGCACGGCCGATCTCCGCGAACGCGACGGGACGGACCCGCTCCTCGAAGCCGAGGAAGGTCACCTCCCGTGCCGGCGCCGTGGCGTGACCGGCGCCGGACAGGGTGCCCCCACCCGACAGGCCGCTCGGGCTCGAGCTCGATGCGGTGCCCGATCCCGAGAGGGACCCGGCGCCGGACAGGGCGGCACTCAGCTCGACGGAAGGCAGGCTCGAGGGCGACAGCTGGCCTGATCCCGTGAGGGAGACCGTGAGGCGGACGGCCGCGCCTCCGGCTGCACTGAGCGCTCCTGCGCCCATCAGTGCCGCGGAACCGGTAGCGCTCTCACTCGCCGAGCTCGACGCGCTGAGCGTCCCAGTCCCGGACAGCGACGCGACGGAGGTCGCGCCAGTGCGCCCGGGGCCCGTCAGGGAGCCGGTGCCGGCGAGCGCGGCCGCGGTCGATGGTGCTGTGGCGTCGCTGCCCGTGAGGGACCCTGCGCCGTTCAGCGTCGCGGAGGCGGCAACGGCCGGGCGGCCCGCGGTAGAGAGTGCGCCCGATCCTGTGAGCGCGGCAGCGGCTGCCGGCGCGGGCACGGTGCCAGATGCCGCGAGTGAGCCAGACCCGCTGAGGTTCGCGGCCGTCGTCGAGGCGGGGCCGGCTGTCCCGGTCAGACTGCCTGAGCCGGTCATGGCCGCGGCCACGGACGAGGCCGACGAGGAGGTCCCGGTCAAGGCCCCAGAACCGGACAGGGCTGCCGTGGACGCCCCCGACGGCCGGCTGGTGCCGCCGAGCGTCCCTGAGCCACTCAGGGCGGCGCTGACGGAGGCGCCCGGGCTGGCGGAGCCCGAGAGGCTGCCGGAGCCGGAGAGCCCGGCTGTGGCCGCCGGGCGGGGCGTCCCAGACGCGGCCAGCGACCCGGACCCGACGAGCGCGGCGGTGGCCGCCGGGCGGGGTGTGCCAGAGGCGGCCAGCGCGCCGGAGCCGGCGAGCGCGGCGCTGGTGGATCCTGCCCCGGAGCCGGCGGCGGCGAGAGAACCGGACCCGGTCAGAGTCGCCGCCCCGGTGCCGAGCGGGGTGCCCGTCGCGGCGAGAGTGCCTGAGCCCGACAGCGCCAAGGCCACGCTCGCGGCGATGGCAGCAGCACCAGCAGTGAGGGAGCCCAAGCCCGACAGCCCGGCCGATCCCGCGTACGAGCCGCCGCCGGCGGCGGTCGCGCGGCGGAAGGTGACGATCACGACCGGCGCGCGCGAGGAGAGCGATGCGGTCCACGTGGCGCTGACCGGGACGGCGCTGGCCTGGGTGAGGTCCTCGATCGCGCACTGGTAGTCGCCCGCGCCCTCGACCCGCTTCGTGAAGCCGGCGCCCGCCGTGAACGTCGTTGCGGCCCGCCATGCCTGCTGGGCGGCGCCGACGACGAGCTGCCCGGCGGTGTCGGGGGTGACGGGACCGGCAGAGAACGACGTCCCGTCGGCGGCGGCGTACCCGAACGCGACCTTGTCGACCGAGGCGAGGTTGGTGTGCTCGGTCATCGCGACGCGGCGGAACCCCGCGGCCGCGCTGAACGTGACGGTCACCGTCGTCGTCCCGCCGGTCAGGGTGGGGCACCACGCGACGCCGATCCCGGCGCCGTTGCTGGTCTTGTAGTAGTTCAGCCCGGTGTTGGGGTCGGCGATCAGCAACCACGCCTTGCCGGTGCTGTCCGTGACGCTGACCGGCACAGGCGGGGACCCGGCGGTGGCGTCCCACGCGAAGACGATGAACCCCTGGGCGCCAGGGGTGCAGGGCCCGTTGTAGGTGGCCGAGACCGTCGTCGACGTGGCGTCGGTGCCGGCAGGGCTCGAGCCGACGTTGCCGGTGAAGCCAGGAGCCAGGAGCGCGCGCGACGGCGACAGCAGCGGGACGGGGAGCAGGCCGTGCGTCATCGGTCAGCTCCTCACTCAGGCGACGTCCCAGACCTCGAAGAGGAACGCCCCGAACGCGTCGTTCGCTGTGGTGTTGTTCGGCCCTCCGTACTTCAACCCAGTCGACGCCACCGCGGTCTCGACCCCGTAGGCGGCGTCCCACGTCTGCGCGGAGCCGGGGGTCAGGCCGGTGACGAGGAACTGCGCCTCCACGGTCAGGAACGTGGTCGCCGCGGCCACCCCGTTGACCAGGCCGGCCGGCGCCACCCGACCCAGCACCGTCGCACCGGACACCACCCCGAGCAGGATCTGCGGGTAGGTCGTCGCCCCGTGCAGCGTCCCCTGCAGCCGGACCAGGGCGGTCCCGTTGGCGGGGGCGGTGAACGCGACGCGGAGGTTCGTGGTGTCGATGGCGGTCATCGCCAGCGCCGCCGTCGTCGCCTTGCTGACGGCGGTCGCCGGGTCGTACGCCTTCCCCGCGAGCAGGCTCACGGCGTCAGCTCTGGGTGTAGGTGACGTTGATCGTGTACGTGCCCTGGGAGACGAAGGGCTGGTCGACGATGTCGAAGGTGTCGCGCACGTCCGCGGTGCCCGGGGTGACGCTGACGCAGGCTCCGAAGAACGCCGGCGTGACGCCCGAGGGCACGTCGAACGTCCCCGCCCCGGAGATCGCCGACGCCGACGCGGCGCCCCAGTTGAGGGCCTTGCGGTTGTACGCCGGCGACCCGCCGGTCAGCTCACCGGTCGCGGTGCCGGTGGCACCGGGGTCCGCGGTGAACAGCGCGCCGTATGGGGCGGCCGCGCCGTAGGCGGTGGCGAGCGCGTTGCGCTGGGCCAATGTACGAACGGACATCGGTCAGTCCTCCTGCGTCGCGGGACGGACGGTGCCGGCCTCGGGGTGGTTGATGCCGGCGGGCACGGCCGTCTGGCCGTGGTAGCCGCCGGGGCCGGCGTCGGGCTCGTCGGAGACGGCGACGTCGTCCCAGCCGCGGGCGCGGGCGGCCGCGACGTACTCGTCGACGAACTCCGGGTTCACGTAGTCCTCCGCGACGTCCTCCCGGACACCGGGCGGGCCGCCCGGGACCTCGGGGGCGACGACGCGGAACCGGCGCATGGTGACCTTCCGCTTCGTGATGCGCGGGTCGGCCGAGGTCTTGCTCATGGGGCACTCCTTGCGGTGAGGGTGGGGTGGGCGAGGAACCGGCCGAGGGCGAAGAGCCCCCGGCCGGCGACGGCGAGCGCGATGACGGCGACGACGACCTGGCGCTCGGTCAGGTCGAAGAGTCGGGACACGGGGTCAGCCCTCGCGGACGGCCCAGTCGGGCAGGTCCGGGAGGGGCACCTGCTGGCCCGCGAACGGATGGGTCGAGTCGGTGAGGAACTCGAAGACCCCCGCCCGCAGGAAGGAGTGGCACACCCACTCGCGCGGACCGTCGGTCCCGTGCATCGTGTAGCGGGTCAGGATCGACGGCGACAGGGTGGGCGTCTCGAGGTCCCCGTCGAAGTCCCAACGGGCGCGGCCTTCGGGCACGTCGCCGCCGACGGGCAGCATGTGCAGTCCGACGTCACCCCCACGGGCACAGCCCGGGCAGACGAACATCAGCGCCTGGTACTCGCGGCCGTGGTCGTCGACCGTCCGGAGGGCGGCCTTCACCGTCAGACCTCGGGCGCGGCGCGTAGACCGTGGCGGGCGCGGTACTCGAGCAGCGGCTCGCCCGTCGGGGTCTTCGTGTCCGTGCGCCAGAACAGGATCAGCATGGGCACGATCGCGAGCGCCTGGTTGCCGAGGTCCCCGAGGTAGGAGGCTTGGCCGTCGGTCAGGACCCCGACGAGCTTGAGTGCGGCGAGCAGCGCGAGCTGGGCGGCGTACAGGACCTTGACCTCGATGCGGCGCGCCTTCCACGTCCCGAGGACGAGCGCCACCAGGTCGAGCGCCGCCGCGACGACGCCGACCCAGCCGGTGACCCACGAGTCGGTCCGGACGCCGGCGACGACCAGCAACGTGCCGAGCGCGGCGAGCAGCCCGTAGAAGGCCTTGCGCTTCGCCGGGTCGAGGACCCAGGCGACGAAGGCGACGAGCCACGCGGCCGGCGCGAAGCCGACGATGCGCGGGCTCACGGGGTCACCTCCTGCGGCCGCACCACGACCTCGATCTGCGCGGCCTCGGACAGTGCCTCCCTGACGGCGGCCTTGACCTCGTCCTCGGTGAGTGCGCCGCCCTTGAGGGCCTGTGCCTCGGCGATCTTCCGTGCCTGGATGGCGTTGTCGCGGGCCTCGAGGGACCAGCGCATGATGAGGTCGAGCGCGCGGGGGATGGCCACGGCGGGCTCGTTCTTGCCGAGCATGGCGCTCGGCACGACCTTGTCGGTGATGGGCATGTCGTCCTCCTGGTGGTTGGTGCCCGCGAAGTAGGCGACGCGAGCCATGAAGTGGTCCCACGGGAACTGGGCCCCGCAGTCGGTGTGGTCGGAGCGCTTGTAGACGCGGTTCACGGCCCAGTGGTCGACGATCCCGGCCTTGCCGGCGGCGAGCTGGGCGTCGGTGAGGTGCACCATCGGGATGCCCTCGTGCTGCGCGAGAGCGACGACGAGCCGGGCGGTCCTGTCGAGCATCGCGAGGCTGTAGGGGTCGAGCCACTGCTCGCGCGTCTGGGTGGTCCCGGCCTGCTCGATCTGGATGCCGTCGTGGTTCGCCCCGGGGGCGGCCCACGCGACGTCCTCGAGGGGGACCTGGAAGACGGTCGAGTCGTTGTCGGTGGTGAAGTGGCTCGAGGCCTTGACGCCCGACTGGAAGTACTTCGCCACGCCCTCGGCCGCGGAGGCGGTCTCCGGGGTGACGGCGAAGTGCAGCACGATCAGGCGGATCCGGCGGCCACCGACCTTCGTGTAGCGCGTCGAGGGGATGGCCTTGGTGACGCCGGCGTCGGCGAGCCACTTGGGGATGGAGAGAGACACGGCTGTCCTCCTGAGTGGGGTAGATCAGAGGCAGATGCCGAGCAGGTCGCAGACCGTGCCGGTGATCGGACCGCGGTCGCTGCCGCGGTCCGTGGGAGTCGGGGTGGGCGCCGGTGGCGGCGAGCTCGGTGCCGTGGCGCTGCCGCCGCCGGAGGTCGGTGCGCGCGCGGCCGGCGACCTTGCCGGGGCGCCCTCGGTCGCTGGCGAGCCGCTCGTCGACGACCCCTCGCTTGAGGGGCTCGAGGACGATGAGGGCGCCTGCCTGGCCGGCAGCGCCGGGCAGCCGAGGCTCTTGCCAGCTCGTGCGAGCGTCGCCCGGCCCTGAGCGCTGGCGTCCTTGGCCACCTCGGCGAGCGCTGCGCAGAGCACGGCGTTCTGCTCGTCGAGCTGGGCCTGCACCTGGGCGGCTTCCTTCTCGCGCGCCTCGCGGCGCCCGGTGAGGTAGGACCGCAGCTCGGCCACCTCGTCACGGCTGAGGCCGGCGGTCTGCTCGGCGTTCTGCGCGACGCCGGTCAAGATCCCGAAGCCGATCGGCAACCCGATGCCGAAGAGCAGGCAGCTGACCGCGATCGCGACGAAGCCGGCACGTCGTCGGATGCCGGGCCCGACCCTGTCGTCGGGGCGCATGGGGGCGCTGCGGCGGCGGAACGGGACGGCTCGGTGTCGGCTCACTTGGGCTTCACCTCTCCGGTGTCCGGGTCGATCCGGTTGTCTCGGAGCAGCACGCGAAGGCGCACCTTCTCCTCGGTGTCGGCGTCGGCCGCGGCCTCGAGCTCACGGTTGCGGGCCTCGAGCTCGTTGATGCGCGTGTCCTGGCGGGAGTCGAAGTCGCGCTGCCTGCTCGAGCGGCTCGAGAGCAGGGCACCGATGAAGCCGAGCGCGCCGGCGCCGCCGAACAGGAACGGCAGGAGGTCGAGGGCGGTGGAGGTGTCAGCCGTCTTGATGGCTGCGGCGATCGTCGCGGCGAGCATCGGCTACCCCCGTCCACGGTTCGACCTCGCCGGCAGCAGCCCCCGGATCCACTCGAGCAGCCGATCGGCCCACGTCCTCCGTGAGGGTGCGAACTGCCGGGCGCATCCGTAGTAGAGGCACGCGAGGAGCAGTGGCGTCGACGGTGCGCCCCAAGCTGGGATCCGGTGCAGGGCGACCCACGAGCCGGCGACGAGCCCGGCGTACACGAGGTAGAACACGACCCCGACGGTGAGGGTGATGTTGAGGGCACGGGGGTGGCCGCGGCCGTCGCGGCCGATCGCCCACGCGACCGCGATCGCGCCGGCGAGCAGCAGCACCCCCCAGCTGTGCATCCCGCCGGGGACGGTGCGCAACAGCGCGAACGAGTCGGACGTCGCGACGGCGTTGCCGCCGTAGGCATAGCCGGTGCCGTCCGCGGCGGCCTTGCCGACGAGGCACCACGCGACGAACTTCGCGAAGAGCTCGCGGCGGGTGTGCGGCGGGGGTAGGTGCATGGCGGTCTCCGATGTCTCGGACACGCTCGGGCCTCCTCGGTCAGGTCCGGGGCGGGTGGGTGGTGGTGTCACTGGCCGACGACGTAGAAGCGGGGTCCCTGGCCGTAGGTCAGGCCGGTCGCAGGTGCCGTCGAGGGCAGCGAGGTGTGAGGCCCAGCGGACTTCACACCGGTGACGTCAGCCAGCGCGACGCCGGCGAACGAGAGGCCGGCCACCCTGCTGGCACGGCCGGTCCCGACACGGATGGCGGGGGCCCCGCCGTGCGCGGCGAAGCCGAGCCAGTAGGTCCCCCCAGCGAGGGGGAACGACCCGGCGGTCGTGGCACGGAACGATGAGAGGTTCGAGGCGATCGTGCCGAGCGAGTAGAGCCGCTTCCCAGGTCGCCCGTTGAGGTCGGCGTAGAGCGCCGCCTCGATCGTGGATCCCGCCGCGGTGGTGGTGATCTCGAGCGCCACCTGGGTGATCGCCCCCGGGCCGAGGTCGATCGGGACGAAGTGCGCCTCGTCCGCGGTCAACGTCAGGGTGGTGTTGCCCTGGTGCTCGGGCATGTAGTTGCCGCCGGTGCGGATGGCGGCAGGCTCGTGCACCGCCTTGTCGAGCTCGCGAGTGAACTTCACGAACGCCCCGGACGCGATGCTCAGGGTGTTCTGGCGGGCCACGTCGGTGCCGTTGCCGGCGGCCGACCACAGGGAGTAGCCGGCGTTCACGGTCGGGCCGGTGTTGCCGTACGGGGCCGACCCCGCGACCTGCGTGTCCCGGACCGCGTTGCGGTTCACCTTGGCCCGTGCGACCGAGGTGTAGCAGTCCAGGTACAGGCCCACCGAGTAGGTCGCATCGGCGAGCGCCGACGAGGCGACGTTCTCGAGGACGTTGTCGCTGATGTCGAGCCCGTCGACGTTGGAGAAGCGGAGATACATCCCGTTGTCCGGGGCGCCGACGATCCGGTTGCGGCTGATGCTGACTCCGCGGTCGATGGCGGTGTTCCCGGCCTCGCGCCGAACCCACTGGATCCCGTTGGCCACCGAGCCGATACCGACGGTCGACTGCCCGGCGTGGGTGGCGGCCGCCCAGATGATCGTGTTGTCGACGATGTCGACGTTGCTCATCGGGCCGCCGTCGCCGCTGTTCATCGCGATGCCGCACCCCCCGTTCTGCCAGGGGTGCGCGCGCCAGAGGAGGAAGTCGAGGCCGAAGACGTTGTCGTGGACCCGCACCCCGGTCATGCCTTGGGTGTACGGGGTGATGTGCAGGCCGTGGCCGCAGCCGATCGTGACGTTGTGGTGCCACTCGATCCCGATGTTCGGGAACGACGGGGAGGTGGAGAGCTGGCCGCCGTAGACGTACCCGATGACGGTGTTGTGGTGCACCTTCTGCGACGGGCCATGGGTGTCGACCGGGGAGATCGCCCCGAGCGCTGCCGACCCGCTGGTGACCCCGGCGGCGTAGGCGGAGAACGTGTTACCGGCGATCTCGAAGCCCACGGCGTCGATGTAGACCGTCGAGTGGTCGTGCAGCTGGGCGGAGGCGACGAGGCCGCCGATCTTGAGGAACTGGTTGTTCAGGACCCGCACGTCCCGCGCGCTGTTGGCCGAGCAGACCACCCAGGTCGAGTCGTGGTCGACGAAGGTGTTGCCCTCGACGCGGATGCCGGTGCCGTAGTCGGCTCGGATCGCCTGCCGGCGGCGGCCGTTGAGGTAGTTGCCCGAGGCGACGTCGCCGGCGGCCGGCTGGTTGTTCGTCGCGTTCCCGTCGAAGGTGAGGCCGTGCACGTACAGGCCCGACGCGTCGTTGGCTCCGGTGTTGAGCATGGCGTTCCACGGGCCGTTGGCGTTCTTCACCTTCAGCGTCCCGGACCCGAAGAGCTCGACCCCGGCTGTGGCGGTCAGGATGTCGCCGGAGCCGCTGATCAGGTAGGTGCCGGCCGGGACGTAGACCCGGCGTGAGCCGCCCGCGATCGCCGCGTTGATCGCGGCCTGGATCTCCGCGGTGTCGTCGGCGGTGCCGTTGCCGGCGGCGCCGTAGTCCTTGACGTTGACGGTCTCGGCCCCGCGCACGACCCGGTTGCCGTACAGCGGCTCGAGCGCCCCGCGCGTTCCGGACAGGCCGTCCCCGACGAGCGCGGCGACGGCGGCGTCCTCGGACAGGGTGAACGACGCCGCGGCCGCGAGCGCGGTGTGGGAGACGATGACCCGCTCGTACCCGGTGACGGTCTCGAGGATGGCGATCGGCTTGTTCTCGAGGGTGAAGCTGAGGAGCCCGTTGCGGTCGCTGGTGAGCGTGGCGAGGACGGCGCGGGTCGTCGCGTCGCGGATGGTGGCCTTCGCGCCGCGCAGGGTCCGGATGCCGCCGCTGGGGAGCACGTCCCAGACCGTCACCTGCTCGAAGTCAAAGTTGGCCACGTTCCCTCGATTCTGGTCGTCAGCGGGCGAAGAGGGCGAAGCCGCCGCAGATGGCGGTGTTCGCTGCGGCGCCGCCGGTGCTCGCCGCGGACAGGACCTGCACGGACAGGTCGAGGACCTGCCCCGAGGTCACGGCGAGCGAGCGCGACTGCAGCACCGTCGTCTGGTTGACGAGGTCGGCGAGGTTGATCAGGGTCGGGCCGGCGGTGCCCTCGATGACGCACCGGCAGTCGAACCGGTTCGGTGCCGAGTCCTGGAAGGTGACCAGGCCCCACGCGATGACCAGGGCCGTGTCGTACCCGGTGGGCACGGTGACGGTGGTGGAGGCCTTGGTGGCCATGCTCGTCGAGGTGGCCCAGCCGGTCGCGCTGTCGGTGCTGATGGCTCGCCACCCGGTGAGGTTGGCGAGCCACGAGTTGTCGATGCTGTTGTCCGGGAGGGTGAAGCTGCCAGTCACGTCGAGATCGCCGTTGACCGTCATCGGGCCGTCGACCCGTGAAGACCCGTTGACGTCGAGGTCACCGTTGAGCTCGACGTTGCCGTTGCCCTGCAGTCGGAATCCCTCGACCCCGGGGCGTAGGTGTCGGAGTCGAGACCGCCGACACCGTTGGGGCGCACGCCGGTCCCGAAGAAGGAGGACGCGGCTTTGAGGTTCGCGACGTCGCGCTGCAGCTCCTTGATGACCTTGAAGATGTCGATGCTCGGATCCGGGCGGCCGGCCATCACTGCACCTCCAGCACGTCGGCGACCTGCCACTCGACCTGCGCGGTGCCCGAGTCGGGCACCCGCACCACGGTGTTGATGCAGCGGGTCGTGAAGCCGTCGGCACCGCCGACCGGCTGGTCCCCGCCATAGACGTCGGTGTCGAGCACGGCCTGCACGTTCGAGCCTCGGGGGTGTTCGTCCAGTCCGCGGACGTGACCTCGCCCGCCTCCGGGTCGAGCGTGACCAGCGAGTAGGCGGTGGCGATGCCGGAGCGCTTCGCGAGCTCGGCCCGGGCGTTGCGCAGCAGGGTGTCAGCCTGCTGCACCGTGGAGTCGTCGACGAACGACGTCATCCGCGGCCAGCCGGCGGCCAGCAGCGCGGAGGCGGTAGCCGTCTTGCGCAGCTGCGCCTTCTCCTGCCCGGCTCCGGTGGCCACGACCGCCGTCGCGGCCTCACCGAGCTGCCTGGACCGGCCGAGGGCGATGACGTTGCCGCCGGCTCGGCGGTCAGGGACCCGAGGTGCGGGTCCCGGGAACAGGTCTCCGAGCAGCGCGACCTTGGCCGGCTGGTCCGGTGCGTCGGCCGGCACGGTCGCCTCGACGTACTCGAGCACCGCCTGCGGGTCGATGTGACCGTGGCGGTCAGCGAGGTAGAGCTGGCGCACGGGGTTGTCGAGGGTGCCACCGATGCTGATGTACCAGTCGGGTCCGCCGGCGGCCTCGCCGAGCTTGCGGAACTCCTTCCCGACAGTGGTCTTCGCCCAGGCCGTGAGGTCGGTCTTGACCGAGCTCGACGCACCGAGGCTCGAGCCGGTGTCGATCATCAGGTTCTGGCCGGCCACGGCCTGAGCGTCGTCGATGAGGTCGCGGAAGATCTGGTGGTCGTTGGTCAGCGTCGGCCACTGGTGGGGGCTCGCTGCGATCTTCTCCTCGAGGAACCAGCCCCACTCACGCGCGGTGAACGAGAAGGATCGGGGTCCGGACTGCTGCTCGGCGACCAGGACCCCGTCCCACCACGGGACGCCGTCTCGAGCGACGAGGACGCCGGAGAGCGGCAGGGCGAGCGTGGGCCGCCACATGGACAGGCCGGGCTCCACCGTCGACGTGAAGGTGCACTCCCCGTGGTCGTTGAGCGGGAGCGAGAAGGACAGACCGCGGGCCGGCACGAGCTCGTCGACGATGGCCGGGTTGTCGAACCTCGTCGCGTAGACCTCGTACCGGCTCACAGCAGGTACGTCCCGAAGACGTTGACGGCGTCACCGTTGGCGATCGCCTGCGACGTGGCGGTGAGGACGACGCCGCCGCCGGTGGAGGCGTAGGCGGCGAAGTCGGAGCCCGAGGGGCCGCCGCCGAGGGCACCGTTGGACTGTGCCGGCGTGAGCGCGGGGTCGATGTTGGCGATGGTGAGGTTCCCGATGTTGCCTGCGGCGAGCGCACCGCCGGTGCGGGTGACGTTGATCTGCACGGACACGACGTCGCCGTACCGCTTGTACAGGGACCCGCTGATGCTCCACCCGCTGTTGGCGGTGAAGATGCCGGCCCCGTCGACCCACCCGGTGTTGGTGGGCGGGACGACGCCGAACAGCCGCGTCGGCAAGCGGAGGTCCTCGATCTTGTTCGAGGGGATCGTGAGCGCGCCCGCAGCGTGCCGCAGGCGCGCCAGACGGACCGCGGTGGCCGGGACGGAGGGGTCCGTGGGGACCGCGTTGGGCGTGCCGACGATGACGCGGACGGACTCGGTGGCGTAGTCCATCACGACGATGTCGTTGCGCGGCACCCCGCTCATCGGGTTCGGACCCAGCACGTCGAGGGGGAAGAGTGCGTTGTTCAGCATCGGGAACGCGCCGGCCAGGCGCGAGTCCTGGACGACAGCTGCGCCGACGTCGATCTGCACCGAGCTCGAGGCGGTGGAGGTCTGGGTGACGGCCAGCCCGGTGAGCACGCCGTCGGTCGCGATGCCGGCGGAGTCCTGGGCGAAGAGGTACGAGAGGAACTGGCGGAGGTCCGCCTCCTGCTCGCCGGTCTTGGCCACCTTGAGAACGGTCACAGCCAGGCTCCTTCGTAGGACCACACGGAGAGGGATGCGGCAGGGTTGGCGTCGTCGGCGGTCCACTGGACGGTGGCCCCGCCGACCGGGATGGCCAGCCACTGCCCGATGAACGACACCCGGTTCCGCACCGAGATCCCCGCCAGCGGGTTCGACCTCGAAGCCAGCACGACCCGGCGGCGAGCGCAGTCGACGTCGAGGAACTGCCCGGCGGCAACCGTCCCGATGAAGGCGATCCGGTCGCCGGTCTCGGGCAGGGTGATGACGGGGTTGGTCACGGGCCCGTCGATCTGGACCCGGGGAAGTAGGACGTGCTGCCCTCGTTGAGGACCACGACCTGGCTGGGGTGGCGTCCGGGTCGACCCCCCAGTCGCGCGGCCACGTGCGCGGCCAGGTGCGGCCGGTGCCGGCGACAGAGCCGAGGCCAGCCGACCCGAAGGCCTCGAGCCCGTAGACCGTCGGGTCGTTGGCCGTGACCGTCAGGGTCCACCGCAGGCGCCGCTCGTTGACGACCTCCGCGCTGAACGTGTCCACCTCGACGAACCGGGTCCACAGCCCTGCCGCGTCCGTGACCGTCAGCGGGTACTCCGCGTCGCCGGCGAGCGCGACCAGCTCGCGCCGCTCGAGCGCGCACGCGGCCGGGTCGGCGTAGTCGGCCGTACCCGACGCCGTGATCTTCACGGCGTCGGCGAAGCCGGTCGAGGCCCACGACCCGGCCTGCTGCATCCGCTTCTGCCGGTCCCGCACCCGGTTGACCGACAGCCACCCCTCGAGGGTGTGGAGCCGGAACCGGCCACCGCGAGGGGAGGCTGCGGCGGTGAGGTCGAAGCCGCGGAGCTCGAGGGAGGAGGTCACAGGGTCTTCACTCCCATCGCCGTACCCATGTCCGCGGCCGAGACCGGCGCGACCAGCTGCAGGTCCTCGAGCTGTTCGCGGAGGGCTCGGGCCAGCCGGTCGTAGTCGATGCCTGCTGGGGCCCTGCCGTACGCAGAGGCGGCGTCGCGGCTCGTGTACGGGTCGAGGACTGTCCGGGCGCCCAGGGCCGCCCCAGCGGCCGTCAGCGGCGGTACCGCCGGCGGCCGGACGAGGTCCTCCATCGCGGCGCGCAGCTGCGGCCCGGTCTTCTGCAGGCCCTTGACGCCACCGAGGGGCACCCACTCGAGCAGCTTGGCCATGACGGTGGACGGGGAGTTAATGCCGAGGATGTCGGCCACCGGGCCCGGGATGTGGTCGGTGATGAACTTCTTCACGAACGAGGCCAGCTTCCCGGCCATGTTGCCGATGCCGGTGATGATGCCCCGCACGATGTCGGTGCCCTTGTCGACGAGCAGGTCCTTGAGGTTGCCGAGGCCCGAGAGGATCTTGCCGGGTAGGGACTTCACGAGGTTGACGACGGCCGCGACCTTGGTGTTCACCGACGAGACGACCCCGCCGAACCAGCCGGCGAAACGGCCCGGGAGAGAACCGAACCAGGACAGGGCGCCCTTGATCCAGTCGACCGCCGCACCGATGGCCCCACGGATCTGACCCCAGTGGCTGATGATGACGCCGAGCGGGGTGTAGCGCAGGAAGGCGTTCTTCACCCACGCCAGCGCCGCGGGGATCACTGCCCGCAGCCAGTCGACGACGACACCGATCCCGGTCTTGATGGCGTCCCAGGCGCCAGGACGATGGCGCGGAAGGTCTCGCTGTTCTTCCACGCGAGCACGATGGCCGCGACCAGGGCCGCGATCGCCACGACGACGATGCCGATCGGGTTGGCCGTCAGGGCGGCGTTCCACAGCCACTGGGCCGCCGTGACTATGCCGGTCGCGGCCGCGCCGGCGAGCATGGCCGCACGAGTCGCCACGAAGGCGGCCCCTGGGCGACGAGGCTGCCGACGGTGCGGGCCGAGGCCGCGACCCATGAGCCGGCGGTGGTGGCCGCCGAGGCAACCGAGGAAGCCGCCGTCGCGGTGTTCGAGGCGACCCACGCGGCCGCGGACCGGGCGGCTCCTGCGACGGACGCAGCCGCGGCGCGGGCGCGGGTGGCCATGCTCGTCTGCTCGGCCGCGGTCGAGGTTGCCGTGGTGGCTGCGACGGCGCGCTGCGACGTGGCGAGCGACCGGTTGGCCGCGGCGAGGGTGAGGGTCGAGCCGATCTGGCCGACCATGCCGATCGCGGAGTCCCGGCCGACGACGCTGTTCGCGGCCTGGGCGGCCTTGAGGGCGACGAGGGCCGAGATGACGTAGGGCAGCGCCGTGCCGACGAGGTCGGCGTGGTCGGCGATCCAGCCGAGGGCGTCGCCGATCAACGACAGGCTGGGGCCGATGGCAGGCCCGGCCGAGACCAGGTTGCTCGCGCCGGTGGAGATCATCGCGAGGGAGTTGCCGACGACGTCGCCGTCGGACCCGCCGAACTTGTCGAACAGGGACGCGACGGCGTCACGCAGCTGCAGCAGCGAGGAGACGGCCGAGGAGCCAGCGTCCCAGCCGAAGACCTCTGTCAGCTTGCCGGACACGTCGCCGCTCGAGAGGAGGGTCCACAGGCCCTGGGCGGCCGTGACGAAGGTGGTCACGCCGGCCGTGAGGCGGGGATCGCGGCGGTGACGAACTCGATGGCCCCGCCGAGGCCCTGCTTGATCAGCGGGAGGAGCGGCTCGACGACCTTGGCCATGCCCATGCCGATGGTGTCCTGCAGGGTGGACCACATGCCGCTGAGCGACTGGGACTGCTTGTCCATCAGGCCGGCGAAGCGCTCGAGGCCCTTGCCGGACTCGAGCGCGCTCATCAGCTGCCCGAGCTCCTCGCGGCCGAGCTTGCCCTTGTTGGCCAGCTCGGCGACCTGCTGGACGCTCTTGCCCGTGGCCGCGGCGAGCAGGTCGTACACCGGGATGCCGGCGTCGCGCAGCTGGTTGAGGTCCTCCATCGAGATCTTGCCGGCGGCGTTCATCTGCTGCAGGGCCACCGTGGCCCGCTTGACCCCCTCGGACCCGGTGCCCATACCGGACGTGGCGTTGCCCAGGTTGGTCATGATCGGGATGACCTTCTTCGCGTCGATCCCGACCGAGATCAGCGAGCCGGCCGCGGTCTGCAGCTCGGGAAAGGCGAACGGGGTCTTGGCGGCAAAGTCGGACAGGTCGGTGAGGAAGCTCTGGGCGTTCTTGGCCGAGCCGAGCATCGTGGTGAAGGAGATCTCCGCCTGCTCGTTCGCGGCCGCGGTCTTCACACCCAGCGCGCCAGCTGCGCCGGCGACGGTCAGGAACGCACCACCGGCGACCTTGAGCCCGGTCCGCATCGCCGCACCGAACCGGGACTGACGGCCCTCGGCGCGGTCGAGCGTGCGGTTGTACTGCGAGTCGTCGGCCTCGATGTAGGCGACGAGGGTGCCGAGGTCGAGGGACATTCGAGGACGCCCCTTCCGCTCGGGATCACTTCTGCGGGTTCGGCTTCGGCGGGTACTTGTCCCGGTGCAGCCGACCCTCGGTGCTCAGCAGGCCCTGGACGCGGAGCGCGAGCCACCGCCAGGTGCGCGACTCGAGCAGGCCGGGCTCGTCGACGTCGACGCCGTAGAACTCGTGCAGGTCCAGCTCGATCAGCGGCCACCGCTCGAGGAACCACTCCCACGTGGCTTCGCCGCCTTCTTGGCGCCCTTGCGGGACGCCTTCGTACCACTCGGCCCAGCCTTCTTCCGAGACCGTGCCGTGGCCCGTGACTGGTTCTGCATCAGCGCTTTTCCCTGACCACCACTCAGCCAGTAGGCCTGGGCGGCATCGGCGTCGGCGGTGGCGTACAGCAGCGCGGTCTGCGAGACCCGCTGCACCCACGGCCACGAGACACCGTCGTCGAGCATCTGCTTGAGCAGGTCCTCGCCGAGGATCAGCTCGTAGAGGTCCCGCTCCTCGTCGTCGTCGAGGACCGGGGCTTCGGTGCGGGCCGGGGTGGCATCGGCTTGTCCGGTCGAGGCGGCGCTGGTCCTGCTCGATCGAGGCTGCGAGCGCGAGGTTCATCATCCGCTGCGCGAACAGGCCGGCCTTGGCCGACATCGGCGGGATGGAGTACTCCTTCGGCTCGTCGAGCCCCGGGACCGGGACCGGCAGGACCAGGTTGTCGTCGAGGGCGCGGTCGAGCGCGGCGAACTTGGGCATGGTGGTGCTCCTTCGGCTGTTCGGCTGATCGGCTGGGCGTCACCGCAGACGCGGTGAGGGCGGGGCAGGCTCCAGCCGAAGAGCCCGCCCCCGCCCCGTTCATCGGGCAGACCCCGGTCAGGGGGTCGCCGGGTAGGGGTTGTGATCTTGTTCCGCTTGCCCTGGCCGGACAGCTTCGCGCTGACCTTGTCGAGGTCGGTGGTGCCGCCGCCGTCGGGCTCCCACGACGCGGAGGCGAAGCCCTGGTAGGCGTCGACGCCGCCGTTGCGGTCGAACCAGCGACCTCGACGACCGAGCCGGCCCGAACTGGTCGGCGGCGTTGCGGATGATCTCCTGACCGGGGTCGGCGCCTTCGTGGTGACCCCGATCTTGCGGAGGAGGCCGAGCTCGAGGGCCCAACCCATCCCGTCTTCATCTCGAGTCCAGCCGTCGGAGTCGAAGTCGGAGTCGTCCTCCATCTTGTTGTCGACGGTCGGCTTGAGGGAGTTGATCGCGCGCACGCGGACCCAGTCGGCGACGACGGTGTAGTTCGCGCTGCCGTCGGCGCTGATGTCGACCTTCGTGCCGCCCGGGGTCGCGGACACCTGGAAGGTGTTCGTGCTGACCGCGACGACGTAGTACACCGTCGCGGCCGCGAGCGGCGGGCGAGGGTGCCGGCGAAGGTGACCTGGTCACCGATCGACAGCCCGTGGTTCGTCTTCGTGATGTTGTCCGTCGTCGCCGTCGCGGTCGCGGTGACCTCGGTCGTCGGGGCACTGGGGTTCTTGACCTCGACCGCGAAGCGGCGGCGAGCTGGGAGACGAGCTGCTCGTCAGCCATGATGCCTGCTTTCTCGGGTCAGTCGACCCGTGTGGGGTGGGCGGGCCGAGGTGGCCCAGTAGTTGGAGACCTGCTCCCAGCGCCGGTTTCCGTCCTGCCCGAGGGAGGTGGCGGACCGGCGTGCGACCACCACGACGGGGATCTCGTTCCAGACGAGATCGCGAGCGCCGTGGAGGACGTTGAAGACCGCGTCGTCGAGCTCGAGCGCGGTGAACCTGTCGCCCGGCTTGCCGCGGGAGACGATCTGCAGCCCGACGACGACGTCGGACAGCTCGGGTCCTCGTCGACGGGGTAGACCGTGAGCGAGCCGGCGACGTCGGGTGTGGCCGGCAGGCCGTTGAGGAAGAGGGGCAGCCGGGCTCCGGTGAGCGGGCCGGAGCTGGCCGGTACTCGACGGCCCCCTGGTCGTTGAGCCACTGCGCGCATCCGCGGGCGAGCTTCTCGGACCACTTGTCGAGCGGGATCGGCTGCAGGCTCACCGGAACTCCTCGCGCAGCTCGTCGGCGAGCGCCTTCGCCTGCTCGGGCGTGTGCGCGCGAGCGCGGTCTCGAGGAACTTCGCTTGGCCGCCCCCGGGGTGGTCCCAGTCGAGGTGCTCGTGCTGGAAGGGGCTGCGACGTCGGTGTGTAGCGATCGCGGCCCGGTCGTCGTCCGTGGTGACCTTGCCGGAGTCCTTGAGGTCGCCGGTGGAGCTCAGGGGCTCGTT